AGAACTGGTAAATGCCAGGTCGATTTTATCGGAAATCAGCGTATCTAATGGCGTTATTCTATTTAAAATTTTGACAATGTCAGCATTGGCCAGATTCAGTCCTTGTGCAACCAGCATGACAAATTCAGACGAGGGCAACGATTTTCCCGTTGGTGTTGCTGTGCCGGAAATATTTTGATATTCGAGCACCCAAATAAAGGTGTCGTCGCTGCGGACGGAGAATTTTGCGCCCTCAGAAATTTTACCAGCCGATATTGCCTGCTGCGCCGCTGCTTCGTTGGTATACGGGGTCTCTCCGGACGAGAACGCCTCGATGTATTGCTTGAGATATTGGGTTCGATTTGCCAACTGCTGAGCCTGCCAGTTATCCGGCCCATCGGCCCCACCGAGTACTGGCGTATCAGTCTCTAGCTGGAAAATTGAATCTTCCCATACTGGGGACTCAGGTAATGATTTGGCCATGTTAGTTCCCACCGTGCAGATAACGGCCATCATGGTTAATGGCCCCGTTGTGTGTTAATCCGTTTAGGCGATTAAATTTCATAATTCGCCCAAATTGCCCCAATTCTGAATCAGATAATTTGGTAGCGTCATGTAAAATAACAGATGAGGTTTCCAACTCGCTTAGATTGGAGTCGTTGTTTATTAGTGACAAATTAGAAATCAAGTCAAAACTGACACGATACAACTCAACCAGTATGTGGGACTGTTGTTCTGCCAGATTGACACCCTCGTAACGCAATGAGAATTCTTTACTTGACGAATTAATCAATGGTAAAGAAACGTGGCCAACATACGCATAATCAACAACAGGTTGTTGCGTAGGCGTTTTTAAAAAAGTAATCACTCCCCACAGAGGGTCAACGATGTAATCATCGCCTACAGTGAGTGAATCGACTGAAACCCCAAACACATTTGGGTAACGCAAGCTGATATTGTCACCGGCCTTAATTCCTAATGGTAAAATCTCGCCTTTCACTATGTTAGGCGTCTTGTTGATAATGTTTGAATAAAGCAGAACCTCTAAATTCTCTTTTGAATATTCGTGCCAGGTTGAGGTTACTTTTCCATTGATTGCAGAAACATAACGCGTTGAGTCAACCAGCTGTCCACCGATAGACGCCTTCGATTTCTTCTCATCAAATTCTAGTTCGAGGGACAATGCAGACACATCACCGACCCATCGCCACGATAAAGCCTGGCCCGCCGCATTCCGGCGAGCCAGGTAAAGTTTCCCTTGACCGTAATAAAAATCACTCATTGGTTACCGCCTTATGCCGTCGGTTCTTCCGGTGGCGGCTCCGGCTCCGGGGTTGGTTCAACATAGTGGCCTGTTGGTAATGTGATGACCCAATTGCTCAGCGATGCAATATCGCCGCGCCGGGCTTCTATACTGACCGTGTGAACCCGATTTAATGGGGAGGTTGCGGACGAATACGGCAGCGTCAATGTCGCTTCAACGGTATTTGTCGTCCAGACAATATCCCCGGTATCAGGGCGAACGAGTGTAATTACATAAACCACCCCCGACTCTGGGCCAATACTGCTATCGAGATAATCAATTAACCGGTCAGCTTGTAATTGCCTGTCACGGTGTGACCAGGTTAAAATATATTCCGCTGCCGGTTCTGCAACGAGGGGATAAGGTTCGTCATTTAAACGAATATTTGCCGGCAAATAGGGTTTTGCCTGGCGGGCCTGTAGCGTCAAATGGTTAATAGGTGCAGCGCCGGCAGCGAGTGTTTCTTGTGCCGTTCGCGTCAACAAACGAACGTCTATCGTTTCTCCCTCCAGATATTCCAACCCATCACTTTCAATCGCATCCTGGAAGAAACGCAGCCGCGCGCCGGTCAGATGGTCAGCCGGCAGCGTATCGGCACAGCCACGCCCGACGGTCAACGTCCCGGTCGCCAGATCGGCGGCATCGATACGAACAATCTCATCACCGATAATCGCCCCAGCACCCACTGCCGGCAGCGTGGTTAATGACGCCTTAAAGGTGGTATCAAAGCGACCTGCTGGCTGTGTTAGCGTGACGGCCGGCGTCCAGTCACCGTTAAGATTACCGCGCCAGTTCACGCCGTCGGCGCGCGTCTGCAGCAGGTAGTTGATGGCGGCACTGCTGGGCGCACTGGCCATCACGCCCAGGTAACCGGCCTCCAGGGGAATGGCTGCCAGCTCCGCCGGCCCGACGGTGGCAGCGAGGACGATATAGGGCAGTTCAAGGAGCTGGCTATCAGTAACGGGACGTGCCGTCTTGTCCGGCGGTGACCAGGTGCTGCCTTGCTCGCCACTGCTGTACGACGTGCTCGGCATCCCGAACACATCCTGAATGGCCGTCACCTTCAACTCACCAGTGTCCTGTTCTTCAATCTTGCCAACCCGCATCACCATGTTGCCGATGTTGCGCTCTGGCAGGCTAATGCGAAAAACGCCGGCCGGCGTCAGTACGCCGCCGCGTCGGTCGAAATTGATAATCAGCCTGGTCAACCCGGCCGCGCGGGTTTCGAGGTCACGTTGAGCCAACCTCGCGCCCAGCGCATGGGTCGGCACCGCTTTGTATTCGACGCTCTCCGATATCAACCCCACGTTCTGGATCGCCCCCAGGTTCTGCGCGCGCACTTCGCCTTCGCTGTTGGTCACTGGGTCGCGGTACGTCACCACAATTTCATTTGGGGCCGCGTCGGCGCTGGTGCTGTCGTCATCCTGCACACCCACGATGCCGTTGTCGTAGGTAAACAGCGGCAAGGTATTGGGGTCGTAATCGTCGCGTAGCAGCTTGAGCGTCAGTTTGCCGGTGCTCAAGTCACCGTATTGGGCTGCGCCGATATGATCCAGGACTTGCTGCACAAACGTGTTGAGGTCGTCCTGGCGGTTGTAGCGAAAACAGAGGCCAAATCCTTCGTCATAGAGCCGGTCAGCCGCAATGCGATAGCTGTCAATATCCAGGTCACCTAGCACCAGCCCGCGCCCCCAGTCACGATTGAGCGCACACTCAACCAGGATGTGCGCCGGGTTCATGGCGTGGATCGCACGCAGGTTGGCAATCTGTTCAGCGGTCAGGTCGGCCTCGTCATCAAGCTGCCCCTCGGTGTTCTGCAGCAGAATAAGCGCCTTCTCCGGATACCACACCGGCCCATCCCAGCCTTGCGTGCTGCGGCGAACGCGGTAAGACCACGGCTTAGGTGAAGCGCTGTAGCAGCTGACCAACCCGCTAAAGAAGGTGGTGACCAGCCCCCGGAAACCCGGCACTAACCCCGTCAGCAACGTCAATAATGAAGGAGACGGCACCTGGTCGGGGCCGCCCATCATCACCTCAAGGGTTCCCTGAATGCCGCCCTCACCGCCGGTGTCTTCCCCCCCGAACAGGTTCGGCTTATCGATGTAAAGCGACGTGTTGCCGGTAATCTGGCCTGGTGTGCCGGCAAACACCGTTTTCTTATCGGCGCTGATGGCCACAATCTCATTGACCGGGCCACGGCCAATGCCGGCCTGGATATCCCACGAGTATCTGTAGCCCACCGTGACTTTCTTCGACCCCTTGCCACCGCCGCCCATTAGTTAGCCTCCGGCTCAGATTTGGCCTGTGCCAGGCGCACAATCTTGATCGCCAGCGCATCCCCGGTGCCGGCCAACAGCTCGGCATCGATACCGCCATCGCGAATGAAGGCTTTCAGGTCTAGCCCATAGCGGGCAAAGAAGGCGCGCAAACCAGGCGCACAGCCGCCGCCGGCGCGGATATCTTCCATCGTGATCAACATGGCATTCCCCTTACTTTTTGATGGCGTCATAGCGGTAATTGCCATAGGCAAGAACAAACCAGTCCTCGCTCCAGCAATCGCCAAAGAAGATGCATTGCGGCGTGCCTTCGGTCGGCTGAGGCAGGTTCCAGTCATCCTCCGTCGCCGCTTCCGGCGTGTTGTTCTTCTGACGTGGAGCCAACGCCGTATTCAGCACGTAGGACGCCACAATCACCGCAACGAATTTCGCAACAGCCCACCACATAGCGTTTCCTCAAAACAGTTTGATGATCTGATACGGCGACTTGCCCGGCATATGAGGCTGGCCGCCGTAGTTCAGGACGTTGTTAAACTTGTCGTTACAGGTCGCGATGGTGCGATCGCATCCTGGAAAAACAGCCACCACCTGGCCAACGCTTAGCCCGGCAGAGCCGCCGAACAGCCCCAGCACGTTGCCACTCTGCGCGCGTAGCCCGCGCCGTTCTGTCACGCCATCCGCCAGCCATTCCAGATAGCCACCGGAAAACCAACCGTCGGGCGAGCCGGCCGGCAGATTGACGGTGATACTCACGCCATCGAGCGCGCTGATAACCAGACCGCCGACGCCGAACGCCGCCGGCGACACCTTGCAATTGTGGTCATACAGCGAATACGGACAGGCGCGCCCCCAGGTCAGGCGCAGGCCGCTGCGGGTGAAGGTGCTGGCCAGACTGGCGGTGACCAGCCTGGTGCGGTCTATCGCCTCGCGCTTGACCTCGGTAATGGAACCGATCCAGACGGTGCGGAACTCGCCCTGGCTGTCGCCGACGTGCCAGCGATGAATGCGAACGCGCACCGGCTGGGACGGTGGCAGACCGCGAAAGAGCATGGCCACCGGGTTGGTGGTAGGCAGCGTAATGTCCATGCTGTCGCCGGCACCGACGCTCAGACCGCCATCACTGATCGCCTGCTGCTGCCAGACGGCACCGGCGGCGGTGATATCCTGATCGGCGTTGGTGTAGCGGAAAAACTGCGTATCGCCCCGCACGAACTCATAGAGCGTGACCGGCTGGCCGTTGGCGGTGGAATACTCAAAATCACTCCAGCTCATCGCGTAGCCCTCGGAATGTGGTTGATACCTGGGCAAACCCGTCCGCATCGGTCGTGTGTTCCCAGGTGATGTCGTCAGTGTTCTGGCGGCAAAGCGCCATCAATGACACCTGGCTGATGGAATCCGCCGGCGGAACGTCACCGTCCAGCGCCAGCAGCTCGTAATCACTCAGGCGCGTGGCGGTGAGGATACGGCGGTAAACGCGGGTGCCATCGACCAACTGCAGACGCAGGTCACGCCGTCCGGGCACCACACCGAACTCACTAAAGCCGGCAACCGCCACAACCAGCGCATTGCCGACAGTCCGCACGGGGATGAAGTCCTGCGCCTGGCTGGCGACCCAAATCGCACGCTGGCGACCGCGCAGGTAATAGAGCTGGCCGCGCAGCCTTGCCTGGGCCTGACGGCCGATTTCAGACCACACATGCTGCTGCATGATAAAGGCTCGGCCGGCGGTGTCGGTGCGATAGGGAATGCCCACCTCGTTGTCCAGCTCCAGGAGCTGGCGTTGATACTCGGCAGTCAGGTCATCAACCCAATCAGCGTCTTGTTCAAGCACCGGATGCCCGCGATAGATTGCGGCATTCATCGCCGGCGCAAACGGGTTATGCGCCGCCAGGCGAAAGCGCAGCTGCAGACGCATCAGGCTGTCACTGTGACGGGTGATTGCCGGCGTATCGGTAAAGACGGCCGGCCGTAGCGGATACACCCATGTGCCGGCTGGCCACGTGCCTAACGGGGCCGTGACGGTGACGCTGCCGGCATCGATGCTCTGGATCTGCGCGACGGCCTGGTTGGCCAACATCCCGAAACCCTGTTTAAGCAGCAAGTTATCGCCCACGACAAAATCCCGGCCGGCCGCTGGCAGCGCGATAACCTGGCTGCCGGCCGCGATGGGGGCCGACAAAACCGCAACGTCAGGAAACACCGGCATATCCCATGTGACGCCGCCGGCATGAAAAAGCTGGGTCTCCAGCGCGCGGGCGTCGGCATTGCCGGCAATCACGGTAAACTCATACAGCCGGCGCGGCGACAGACGTCGGGCAAAGCGCTGTTCTGCCCCGGACGGGGAGATCAGGACGTCCGTTTTCCAGGACAGGGTTTCACTGACACCCTCGGCCCAATCAGGCTCCATCAACCACGGGAGACGAACGGTCATCATTTACCCCCAATCATCTGTTTGAGCGTGGGCAACTGGCTTTTCACCCACGTCATCATGATCCGGTTTCCTTTTGCGTTTTTCATAGCTGCCCCTACCACTTCGATGGGGTCGATCACCAGGTACTGCTGCAGGTTGGTCGTACCGCCGCCGGCACCTTGCGCACCCGGTGCATCAGGGTTAACGGATTGATTCACCCCGGCCGCGTGACTAAAGCCGGGGTCGGAGACCAGCCCGCCATCCGCGAACGCGCCAAGCCGGCCCTGGTTAACCGCGTGCATGAAGTCCACGCCATAGCGCTGTACAGCGGCGGTCTTCATGACAAACTCCCCGTTTGACAGGCGAGCCGCGATGCTGTCTGAGGTACCGGTGCCGGGGCCGGTGATCTGGCCGCCGGTCGCCGCCGCCACACTGGCAGCCGCACCCAGGCCGGAGGTCGCACCGCCGGCGGCGCTGGCGGACGCAATGGCCGAGGCCAGCGTTGCCGCGCCGGTCGTGAATGCCGTCGTCAACGCCGTGGTGAGTGCCGTGATGCCGGTCGTCAGCGCCGTGGTGAACCCGCCCGTCAGCGCCGTGCTGCCGGCTGTGATTGAGGTGCCCATGGCGGTGGCCCCCGCCGTGGAGGCGGTGGTGATGGCCGTCGCGTAGGTGGTCGCACCGGCGGCATCGGTCGCGGTATCGGTGGCCGCGTTAACAGCGGTGCCGGCGGCACTGCCGGCCGTACTGGCCCCGAAACCCAGCAGCCCCTTGAGGCTGTCGGTCACGCTGCCAAGGCCTTCCATCGCCATGCCGGCTAGGTTGCGTGATGCGACTTGCGCCATGGCATTGGCGACCGATTTAGCCAGGTTTAACACTGCATCACTAAGGTTTAGCGTGCCATCGGCCAGCCCGTTGAGCGTGCTTTCCATGCCATCCTGCAGCCCGTCTTTAAACGCGGCCGTCAGGTCGTCCGTGGTGGATTTCAGCGTTATCAGCTCGTTTTCCAGGTTGGCCAGCAGGTCGCGCATCTGCTCGCCGGCTTCGCCAGGCAATGCCGCCATTTCACGCAGTTGCGGCAAGCTCTCGGTGATTTTGCTGCCGACTTCCTGATGCAATGCGACCAGCTGCCGGCGGCCCTGCAGTTCTGAGATGAGGCCCGCTTGCACCTGCGCCTGGATGCTGCTCTCTTTCTGGCTGCGGTAGGTCTGCAGGTCATCCAGGCTCTTTTTGAGCGCATCGGCGCGCACCTTGGCTTCCTGTACCGGCAGCAACTTGTCCAGCCAGGCCAGCCCCTCGGTGTTGCCGGTCTGGGTGAATTCCTTGCGCATCTCGGCGATGTTGGCCCGCACTTCCGCCAGGCCGCCGCCGAGCACGTCGCCGGTGGCTTTCAGATATTGCGCCTGCAGCTGGGCGTTCTTGGTTGCGTTGGCGTCCGATTTCTCTTTCTGCTCGCCGGCAGCGATAACTGCCAGCGCCGCTTCGGCTCGCGCCTTCAGCGCCCCGGACAGGCCTTTTTCCGCCAGCTCGTAAGCCGCGACCTGCGATTTGGTCTTGCCGACGGCAAAGGCTTGTTTCTCCAGCCCTTTGACGTAGGTCTCGTTGGCCGAGGCGGCCGACTTGGCCGAACGGGCCGCCGCGTCTGAGTTTTTCTTGTTCTCCTTGGCCTGGTCGGTTTGCTTCTGCAGGTTGATCAGCTTTTCCAGACTTTCACGCAGTTTGTCGATATCTTCCGGTGCCTTGCCGGCCGCCAACGCCGCCGCAATGGTTTTGTCACGCAGCTGCTCCAACTGCTGGGCGGCCGTGTAGGTCGCATCGGCCAGCTCTTTCTCCAGCTTCGGCCGCAGCTTGTCGGCTTCGGCACTCAGCGCGGTAAAGGACGCCTCGCTTTGCGCCATCTGCGCCACGGCCTCATCCATCCAGCGAATGGGGCCGGCGTTCTGCAGATCGGTCAACACATCACGCAGCGTCTTGCCGCTGGCGGTCGGCGCATCCATCGCGCGCGCCAGGCGGTTTTCCAGCTCATCGGACAGCTTGTCTTGCACGTCGCTCAGGTTGTCGAACTTCGGTGTCAGCGCATCGATTTGCTTTTGCACCTCAGCCAGTTTGTCAGTCAGATAAACGATGCCGATCCCGCTCGGGGCCGGGCTGCTCAGCAGGCCGTCAATCTGCTGCTTAAGCGACGCCGCCTGGCTCTGCAGGTCGCTGAGTTTCTTGCTGTCCTGGGTAAGCACATCGGCGTTGGTGCGCTGCTGCGTCAGCGCATCGCCCGTGCTGACCGAATCTTTCAGGCGGCCTTGGGCGCTTATCAGCGCCTCGGTCTTCTGGCGCTGGTCTTCCAGCGTCTGGATGGTCTGCTGGTGCTGCTGCGCCAGCGCGGCTTCATGCTCCTGGTTGGCCGCATAAGCGGCGCTCAGGCCGCCGACGGCCAGCGTCACGCCGGTGATGGCCAGCCCCATCGGGCCACCCAGCAGCCCCATCAATCCCGTCCCCAGGCGACCAAAGGTCGATGCAGAGGCGCGGGCAACGCCCAGCGCTTTCTCTGCAGCGGTCTGGCGAACGAGCGATGCGGTCACCAGGTCTTCCGCTTTGGCGCGCGCGCCTGGTGCGGTGATGCCAGAGACTTTCGCGCGGGCGGCCTGCGCCTGCGCGGCTGCCACGGCGGCCTTGGCTTCGGCATATTCCGCCTCGGCAAGCTGCAGCGTCTCGATGCGGTCGGCACGCGCGGCCGTGGTTGCTGCAACCAGCGCGGCGACCTTACGGCCGCCCATCACCACCGCCAGGGCAATGGCGGCAGTGGTCAACGTGGACATGTTGCTGGCCAGACCGGAAATGACGGCCGCAATCGCCTTGGACGCGCCCAGCGCATCGTTGGTGCCACCGACAAACTCGACCCAGGCGTTGGCCATTTCCGTGGCGGCGCGGCCGATGGTCAGCGGCATCTGCGCAAATTCCCGGTCAACGTCGCCGGCACCGTCTTTCAGCGCCTTGAAGACCACCTGCGTGGTGAGCATTCCTTGCTCAGCCATCGCGCGCAGTTCGCCACGGGTTTTGCCCAGGGATTTCTCCAGCATCTCCATGATGCGCGGCATCTGTTCTGACACCGAGTTGAATTCTTCCCCGCGTAGTGTGCCGGACGCCAACCCCTGGCTAAGCTGGATGATGGCGTTCGTGGACTCTTCGGCCGTCGCACCGGAGACGATCGCGGCCTTGTTGATGGTGCTCGTCACCTGCAGCAGTTCGGTCTGTGTTGCGCTGCCTTTAAGCGATCGGGCCATGCGGGTATACAGTTCGGCGGTCGAGGCGATGCGTTGACCGGTTTCATTTGCCACACCGATAACCGATTTAAAGGTCGTGGCCGCCTGTTCGTTGGACGTGGAGACCAGACGAATGCGCGCCGCCAGGTTGGTGTATTCATCTGACGTGCTGGCCAGGTTGGCTATCAGACCACCGCCCAGGGCAATGCCGATGGCCGCCGCCAGCGGCTTGAGCCGGGTCAGTTGGTTGCTCAGGCCATCGACGTTAGCGGCGGTTTTATCGAGCTTTCGGTTGGCGCTGTCGGCAGAACTACCGACCCGATCGAGACCGGACGCTGCCGAGCCGCCGGCACTGCCCAACCGGGTGCCGCTTTGGCTGGCGCTGTCCAGGGAGGACTGCAGTTGCTTGAGGGAGGCCTGGGCGCTTTTTAAATCCGCCTGAATACGCAGGCGCAATTCCAGGTTGCCGTTTCCGCTTGCCATGCTTGATCACCGTCGGTATGAGTAAAACCCCGCCGGTCAGCGGGGTGGAAGGAGGGAAATTAACGCCGTTTTAAAGCCTGTTTGAACTTGTCGATATATCCCTTTAACGTCTTTCCCCCCGCGAAACTGGCGCTGCCGTCAAGGGTGTGGTGCATTCGCTCCGTCAGCTCGCGCTTGAGTGCCTGCTCATGGAACAGCTTCAACTGGCGGGCGGTGTAGTGCCGCAGATCGCCGAATCGGTGGCCGTGGTCGATGAGGCAGCCGAAGACCTCTCCCCAGGGGGCGGGTTTTGCAGCTGCTGCACCAGCCTGGTGAGCGCCGGGCGAATGGCGTTGCGGGTAAAAAAAGCCGCGTTGACGCCCCACCAGATCAGCAGCAGGCTTTCGCTATCGTCACCGGTGAGACCAGCGACCCATTCGACGCTGCGGCCACATGAGACCGCTACCGCCTGCAGCACCGCATCCCAGTTCACCCCGAGTACGTCATACAGCTCATCAATCGACACCTCGGCATCCGGCTTGGCGTTCATCGCATCCATGAACCCTTCGCTGATTGCCTTGAGCGGTTGACGGTGCTGCAGCTGCTCGGCCAGCGTGTACTCATGCACCGTGACCTCGACGCCGCAGATAGTCAGCGTCCGGTCAGGCATCAGGATGTTCAGCTCATCCGTCATCAGACGCTCCCGACGTGGATCACGCGCCCATAGCGGCCAAACTGGGCATCATCCGGCCGCTCAGTGTCCAACAGCACGGTCGCGGTGGTTTCCAGCCCTGGCAACGAGGTGTCGGTATTGATGAGGCTCAATGCCGACGCCGGGTCGTATTGCACGCGATACAGCTCAACGACGACGGCCGCGCCGTTCTCTGCCAGGTTGATCCCCTCGTAACGCAGGAACAATTCATCTGGCGTTTGGGTGAATACCGAGGTGTTAACGCTGCTGGCGTGCGTATAGTTGACGCTAAGCGGCTGCGTGGTCGGCGTGGTCAGGAACTCCAGCGCGCCAAACTTGGCGTCGAGCTTGTAATCCGTCCCCTCGGCCAAATCGGCAATTGTCACGGCGCTGACGTTCTGATGGGTCAGTGGGATGCGGTCGCCGGCCTGAATTCCTGCCGGCAGCGCTTCGCCGGTGATGGTGCCGGCCGGGACTGCCACTTTCTCGCCATACAGCAAAATGGCCAGGTTGTCCGGCGAATGCTCATACCAGGTGGCCGTGACCGTGCCATCCTTGCCGGTACTGATGCGGCGCACGGGCGCGCGTTGGCCCGTGTAGGACTCTTTGTGCGTGAATGAGTCCGTGGTGAGCGCAATCTGCAGCTCGCCCACGTCACCAATCCAGCGCAGCGATACCGCCTGGCCCTGTGCATTGCGACGGCCGAGGAACACCTTGCCCTGGCCGTAGTAGTAAGTTTCTGGGGTCATTGTTCCTGTTCCTCGGTCGGTGAGTCGGCAGAGCCGGTCTCGGTTTTGGTTTTGCGGTTCAGGCCCGCTTTTTTCGCGCCGGCGTGCTCAATCAGCCACTGCGCCGTTGCGTCGTCCACTTCCATCTCAGTGCCGGCAGCCAGTACCACGCCCTGATGGGTGTGCGGGCCGGTCAGTACAATTCGCCTGGTCATCGATAGCCTCCAATCGCGGCGGGAACCTCCACCTGAAACACCAGGGGGTAATAGCCATAGCCGGACTCGTACTGTGCCGGCAGGCTCTGATTGCTCCTGGCCAGCGGCCGGGCAACCCCTTCGAGCGGTGACCAACCGGTCAGGGCCTCGACGGTTTTCAACATCAGCGGGCCGGCTTCGGTGCTGATATCTGCGCCGAGGCCGCGACCGTCGGCGAAATACACGCAGACCACCACGGCCCAGAGCTGCGTCACGAACTGCAGCCGGCGCTGGCTGCCACCGGTGGCGGCGGTTGAGGTGTTGACGGTATCGCCCAGGTACATCACATACGCCATCGGACATACCGGGTTGTCATCGTTCATCTGAGACAGCCCGGCGACACCGGTCACCTCGACAAAGTCGGGTACGGCATCACGTAGCCGGCCAATCAGCAGCGGCTCGCAAAAGAGATAGTCGGTTACCACAGCCCATCCCTCCGGAACATGTTGCGCCCTGGCACAAACACCACGCTGTCGTCTGGCTCCAGCACCTCGCCGGCGTTGTCCAGCCCCAGCGATAACCGGCCAGATGCCACTTTTTCGAGCTGGCGGATGCGCTGGTTGTAACGGGTGGTCACCGGTGAATCGTCCCTGGGGTTCTGATACAGGTAATAGCGGGTGATATCGCTGGCGATACGCCGCAGCGTGTCCGGCACGCTGGGGAGCGGCAGCAGGCCGCGCCCCTCCAGGTACATGTTGATTTCGGCGTCCGCATCCGCGATCGCCTTCTCCACCACGGACGGGTCAATTTGCCCCGTTGCCGGGCGGGCGCGGTCGGAGATGCGGATGATTTCCTGCTCGCCGAAGTCGTCCACCAGGTCAGCCTGCGTGCAGTACCCCATGATTACTCCTCAGCCGGGGTAAATGGCTTGATGCGCAAGAACGGATCGGCGGCCAGTGCCTTGAGCTGCTCATCGCTAAACAGCGAGAAGTCGTAGGGTTTTGGCTCAGAGGTGAACTCAACACCGGCCCGGAAACGCCGCCCGCTCGGTGAGCGCACTACCTGGACGGTGAACCAATGGGGTTTCGCATCGGTGCTGGTTTCGGTGTCATCACCTACAGCGGAACCCACGCCGGTCTCGGTGCCATCGCCTGCAGCGGAACCCGTGCCGGTCTCGGTGCCGTCACCTACAGCGGAACCTGCGCCGGTCTCGGTGCCATCGCCTGCAGCAGAACCCGTGCCGGTCTCGGTGCCGTCACCTGCAGCGGAACCTGCTCCGGTCTGGGAGCCATCACCTGCAGCGGAGCCTGCGCCGTTCTCGGTGCCGTCACCTGGCTTTTTTTTATCGTCCTTGACGTATTTTTCTTCCGCTTTCTTTTGGATTGGGGTAGCCATAACAACATTCTCCCGCTACGCCCCGTAGGGCGTAGCGCTATCAGTGAGTGACGAACGGCTTAAATCAGCCAGGCGGTGTCCAGGATGTCGGACAGCTTGTAGTTCGGGTTGTCTTCGCCGCCGTTGATGGTGGCCACGCCAACAATCTTGCGCGCCGCTTCCGCCAGGGTCGGCGGAACAACGAGCAGATCGCCTTTGATGTTCAGCGGGCGACCGCCATCAGCCACCATGTTGCGCAGCAGCGTGTAGGCTTCCTGGTAATTCTCCGCCGTCAACGGCTTGGTGGACTTGACGCAGAACTGCCAGAAACCGAAGCCCACGGCCGACCGCGCACGCACGCCATATAGGAACTCATCGTTCATGAAGACATGATCGCTGGTGTCGTCACTGGTTTTGGCCTTGAGGTCGGGCTTGATGCGTTCCTGGAAAATCAGCGGCTTCAATGCGCGCTTGGTACACATCAGATACCACGGGGCCGGACTGGCCGGGTCGGTGCCTGCCGGTTTCAGCAGGTTGCTGACCGGTGTGATCGCGCCGGTGCCGTCCACGTTCGCCGCAACGGGGTGTTCGGTATCAAAGAAGTTTTGGCCGTCGTAACAGAGCGAGGTCTCACCGGCCTTGAGCAACGCAAAGATATGCTCATCCGGGTAAACCCCCGCTGACCGGCCGGCTTCGGTCATCACAGGCAGATAGACGCCAACGCTGTCATCTTCAATCGCCGTGCGAGGCACACCCACGGTGGCTTCATACAGCTTGTTGGTGATGCCGTAACCGTCGGTTTTCATATCCTTGATGATGCGAGCGCCGACCCATTCACGCATTTGCGGGAATTGACCCAACCAGGCGTAAATGTTGGTTGCTGTGGTCGATTTGATGACCGTGGCGATTTTGGTGTAGTCAGAATCGGCGACTTTCAGGCCGTCCTGAAATGCCTTGTTAAAGCTGACAAAAAGCGATTTCACCAGCGCAGGAGTGACGATAGCCATTATTGCATTTCCTTCTTGGCGGCGGCGTATTCAGCCGGGGTGAGGCCAGTCAACGCAGCAACTTCAAGCTCAGTTGCGGTTAACCCGTGAGTTTCGCCGGCAGGCGGTTTACCACCGGATTGCTGAGTAGTGAGCGCCGCGATCGGCGCAGCTGCCTTGATGTAGTTGCGCAGAGCAGCAATGTCTTTCTTGCCCATCTCGCGCGCCCATTCTTCCATCGTCGGCAGCAGCTTCCCGGAGGACAGCGCCTCGGTGATCAAACCGTCCAGGTCGCCGCCATCAACACGCGCGGTCAGCGCGGCTAACTGGTTCGTCAGGTCGGTGACCACTGCGATCGGCACAAACTTGGTCGGATCAACAGTGGTGCCTTTGTTGGCGGTGGCGGCGACCGTCAGCGCGGCGATTTTGTCGTCCTTGCCTTTGACCGACGCCGACAGGGCGGTAAACATCGCCAACAACTTACTGAGGCTTGCAGCGGCCGCATCACCTTCATTTTCTTTCGGCATATCGCCGGCCGCCTGCTGCAGCGCGGCCAGGATATCGGCCTCGGTTGCATCATCGGCAAGGCCAAGCAGCTTGCGCAGCAGCTTTAACAGCTCTTCGTTCATGGTCTTCTCCGGGGAGGGTTGAGTTGATGCCTGCACGATGAGACGAGAGGCGGCCGCCAGGGCGACTTGATTCATGCCGTCCAGGGCGGGGTTATTGGTGAGCGCTGCATTCAACACCTGCAGCACCGCACCGGTTTTCTTGTCGTAGGCAAAGACGGGGCTGATATAGCGATACTCATCGCCGGCAATCATTTTGCGGGCGGTTTCCGTCCATTCGACGTTTTGGGCGAACATGCCCGCATCCGTCCAGACGGTATCGCTGCCTTTCCACCAACCGGCAGCGGGTGCCGGTTGACCGTTGCTTTCAGTCCGCAGGGTCTGGTGTTCGTAGTCGATGACGATTTTGTTTTGGCGTGACGACAGGTGCTCGATGACCTGGCGCGCCAGGCTCTCGTTGAGTACCCAGTTGGCACATTCTGCGGGGCGGCCATCATTTGCGCGGAACTCGCCGGCCGGGAACAACTGGATCGTGTTTCCGGTCAGGTTCAGCTCAAAGGCCAGGGATGCGACAGCAACGTTTCGTTTCATGCTGCCAATGTAACGGGATGGGAAAAACGGATTCAGGGGACGGGGTTCGTCACACTGTTTTTGAAGGGGAAAAGCGGTCTAGGCATCATACACCAATGCAACCCTTTTTAGACCCCTTTTAAAAACCTTCTGGCGCTGTTAGGGAATTTTTTGCGAGCCGTTGCACCTCAATCGGTGAACGGCCCGCAAAAAGCCGCTGAGGCGCTTTTAGCGGGACTTCATAAAGGCATCATTCAGCACGCCCATCACCGCGTCAAAGGCCGGCTTGTTGAGCTGCTGATTATCCGTCACCGGCAGGAACGGACGCGGACGGATCACGATGCTGTAATTGACGGCGCGCGCGACGGCTTGCTTATGGCTGCGCCTGGCGAATGTCGCCAGGTTGCCGCGCTTCATCAGGTTACCCTGGCGGTCGGTACGCAGCCGCACCAGGCCCTGGCGCTTGATGGTGCCGCCCAGGTGCTGAATGGGGGCGTACACCAGGTTAGAGCCAATCTGCGCAAAGTCGTCACCGGAGGCCGGCGTGACCGATGCCGCCAGGCGGCCGGTCACCTGCAGGATTTTCCCTGGCCAGTGGCCGGCGCGAGAACGCGAACGGATGGTGCTGGGCTTGAGTGAGGGCCAGCTGTTGGCGGGGAAACCCTGCTGCTCGAACATCGCCATGCTTTGAGCATGGAGGGTTTCGGCAACCTGTAGCATCAGCGGCCGTGGCTTCTCGATCACCTGCAGCAGCTGCTGCAGACGTTGGCTTACCGCTTTGTCATCGACGGTGACTTTGATATTGGCCATCAGCGTGCATCCTTCAAGACCGTCCCACGGCGGATTGTGGCATCGAGGGTTGACGTCTGCACAGGCGCAAAGGTGTTGACCACCAGGCCCGCGTCCAGCGTCGCCAGCCACCATTGCCCCTCATCGAGCTGCCGGAACAGGTGCAGCAGCTCACCGGCACGCACCGCGACGGTGGATGACTCGATAACCGTCTGCACGCCTGCCCATTGCTGCTGAGTCGGCAACGTGCCGGCACCGGCCTGGGCGGCAAGCTGGTGCTCAGCCAGCCAGGCGGTACGGCCGGCGGTGCCCAGCGTCGCCATCTCGCTGGCATCCAGCACGCCGGCGGCCAGTATCTCGCCGGTGCGGGTGCCCTGGGCTACATCGCTCAGCATGTGGGTCAACTCCGGGCCGGCCAATCCCGCACTGACATAGGGGCGCGACAGCTCCACATCGTACTTGTCCAGGTTGGCTTTCCAGACCTCTTTGCCGGGGTTGACATCAAAGCCCACGTCCGGGAAGAAGGTCACCGCCTGGCCATCCGGGCCGCTGAACCGTACACCGTTCACCGGGGTGAACGTTGGGCGCCCGTTCTCGTCTTCGCCGGTCATCACTTGCTGGATAACTTCGCTGTCGGTGCGCGAAATCACATAACCCCATTGTTTCACTTCTCTCTCGGTCAGCGCTTCAACGCGGCAGCGGCAGTTAAAGCCGTTCGGCGGGAAGATGTACTGCCAAATCGGATCGAGGTAATGGAAGACGCGGTTATGCAGTCTGGCGTGGCTGGGACGGGTCTTTGCATCCATGACCGCCACATACCGCCAATAGGGGCGGTTTTCGGCGTTGGCCAGCATGGACTCATGGCGCGCCGACATGTAGGCCGCCTGGGTGTTGGTGCGATAGATGGTATTGAGCCGGGCCGGGTTGCCGAGCTGGCGGGTGGTGATTTCGCCGGTATCGGTGTCGATATTTTCCTCGCTGCCCCACCAACCCTTTTTACGCAGTACCGGCTCCAGATTCTTGACGAACCATTCCGGCGTCTGGCCGGCGGCCAGGCCTTCGCGTAACCCGTTCACCAAATCCTGGGCAATATCCAGGCGGGCCAGATTGGCAAAGCCGAATGCGTGCGCATGATCCACTGCTTGCATGGCGTCTGCATCAGTTCGGATGCGCAGCCCCTTGTTCTCCAGGTAACGCAGCGCGGCTTCCGGCTTCATGCCGAACAGCGCGCTGATTTCTGCCTTAGATATTGGCATTACTGCCCCTCCTGCTGGGCATACAGGCCAATCAGGCGCGCGATGGTCTGCGTATCACCGAGGTTAGCCTGCAGTAAGGTCGGATCGAGTTGAGGGAACGCATCAGCCAGCGCACCCAGCAGGCTTTGTTCGTCCAGATCCCCGGACAACGCAGCGATAGCCGGCTGCAACATGGCAATCAGACCCTCAGCGGGTTTATTGCCGCTTAACAGTGCCGTTAATGCCTCATCAATCCCGGTTTGCGTGTCATTCGCACCGGGCTTGCGGGTCAAGGCGGCCACTAACGCGGCAATGACCTGGGAATTATAACTGCGTGCCGGCGTCGGCGCTGCCGGCGCGCCCAAATTAACCTGCACGGTGCGACTGGCCCCGACAGGTTCGGGTGCCTGGGGCTCTGGCACCTTGAACTTGATGCGCGGCGTGCGGCGCGGGTCGGCGTTTGCCCGGCGATTGAGCACCAGCAGCGGCCAGAACAGGTCGCTGCGCAGCGTCATGGACAACTGACGGCTGTCTGACGAAAGAAGATCGTGGCGCACTTCGTTGTGGATCACGCCCAGGGCATTGGTGGAGGTCTTGCCGTCGGCCTGCGTGGTCAGCGTACCGCCAAGAATCGCCTTCGACATGGACTTTTCCGCCCACTCTGCCAGTGCCATAAACGGCTCATGCGAGCTGTTAGAGGCTTGATGCAGGGTGATTTCCATCTCCTTGGGGATGATGCCGCCGGCATAGCGCCCCAGCTCGGTGACGGCGCGCATTAGCTCGTTTTTCTCTTTCTTGCCGATGCCCTCCGGATATTTACCGATACGCAGCGGGATACCGTAGATCTCCAGCAGCTCCGCCAGGCTCTGAGTGCCGAAATTGCGGCACACATACGGCCAGGACAGGGTACGCAACAGCCCCGCACGCGCAACATAGCCGCTGCGCGACTTGTGGCGGTGCTGTATCCAGCCGAACGGCTGCAGCGGCGCGCCCATGCCGTCATCGGTTCGCAGCAGCAGTTGATCCTGATTGTCCCGCGCCAGTTCAAACCAGGACGCCGGTCGGTGGTTAAACGCCTTCGGGAACCACTCGCGGCCGAGCTGTTGCCACTCGATTTCGATGTTGCTGAACCCCTGGCCGATGGCGTCAAGCATATCGATGATCAAATCTTCCCAGCCGTCTTGCTCGGTGATGTACTCCGCCAGCCAGGCCGCATCCGCTTGCTCTGCCGGTGTGGCATTGGGCGGCGGCGTGATTTCGTGCGGAATGGTCAGCAGCGCGCGCTTGCGCTTTTGCATCTCGGCAAACAAATGGGCGTCCCGTTCTTCCATATCGGTGAACAGGTCGGCCTGGGCCTGCAGGTTGCCCAGCTCGGCCTCGTTGAGAATTTGTTCCAGACGCTGGGGCGTCAACCGCTGGCTGGGGTGCTCGGCATACAGGCCGGCCAGTGCGGCCACATGCGAGGATTGCGGCTCGCGCAGTACATCGCGGCGGATCGGTTTCCCGTTGACATCGACAATTTGAACCATTTTTTTCACCATAAACCACGACCGCCGTAGTCCGGCTCGTCGTCATCATCAAGAAAATGATCGCCGCCGTACCGGGTCGCCTCGCGGCGCGGTATCGGCTCCCAGGCGAACGAACCCGCGCCGCGGCTGACAGCAATCATCCAAAGTAACTGCAGTGCCGACAGCCCGTCATAGTGGTGACCGGTTTGCGGCTCTGGCCAGGTTTCCAGCTCGGACAGCAACAGCGTCAGACCGGGATTGAACAAAATAGAGGGGTTGAGCTGGTCGTTGATGTAAGGCTCAAGACCTTCGACACGCACTTCCAACGGCACCTTGGCCGTCACACCCACGAGCGGCAGCGCCACGCTCTGGCGCAGCGCATTTTTGATAAACGTCGAGCGCGAATGCTCGTAGGCGTTGTTGTTCTCAAATCCGATGGCCAGGCACCTGAATTGCCGCTGCATCGCTATCAGGTCGGCTTCCAGTTTGGACGGTACACGTCGCTTGATCTCCGCCTCCATCACATGCAGCCGGCTGCGCTGCTTGTCCCAGCCGCCCACAAGAATTGCCGAGGGGTCGCTGGTCTCACCCTGGCCCATAGAGGGGTCACAGGCACCGAAAATCAGCCAGTCGCGCCAGCGCTGGGTAAAGAACTGGATGTTGATAAACGTCCGGTCTTCGTCCGTGCGCGGGTCGCCTTGCATTTCGGTGGCAAATGCCTTGCCGTTCTTGGCGCGCTGACGCATCAACCAGTAGAGGGTACGCACCGCCGGCCAGCTGGTGACAGCGCCATCATCCATCTGCACCTGGTGCGCCAGGTAGAACTTGTAAGACGGCAGCTTGTCCTGGGGAAGATCAAGGCCCAGCTCGGCCGCCTGTTCCTCGGCGCGCTTGTCGTCGTTGAGCATCTTCTCCTGGCACTGTTCCCACAAATCCATGTGCGTGGGCAGCGTCACGATGGCGCGGAAGTGGTGAACCACATGGCCAATGGTGCGCTTGGCTCGGCTGATAGGGTCGTCTTTGTTAAGCACGGTGCCGACGCCCAGGTATTTTACCGAGCCGTCCGGCGGCCCCAGGTATTCGATGGCCTTTGAAATCCAGTTCCAGCGGTTTTCGCGCTCGGTCGGGGATTTGGCCTCGGCATCGGTGATCAGGTCATCGCCCAGTAGCAATTTGGGGCGGCTGGCCCCGTGGAACGTACCACGGATAGCCTGCTCGGCACCGAACGCCTCGACCTTCACGCCGGTGCGGGTGGTGAACTCGCCAATCTTCCATTGTCCGCTGCGGCCGCAGACCTCCGGGAAATCCAGCATCAGCGCCGCGTTCATGGTCAGTTCGGTTTTGACCACCTCCAGCAGCTTGGTCGGCAGTTTGGTCTCCGCGCCGAGCAAGATGATGTAGTCGATGAAGGCCGGCCGCTCGTCGGTGAAACCGAGCGCCGCGCGAACGTCGTCATGCTGATGCAACCCCTGAACGGCGCACCAGACCGGGCCGATTTTTGTCAGCAACGAAGATTTGGCTTCACCACGCGGGGCAATCCACCATTCGACTGCGCCGCCGGGGCGCGTCAGCAGCTGCGGAAAGCGCGTGCAAAAATGCGCATGGAACAGGGATTGCTCGCCCCGGATGTGATGTGGGAAATAGGTATAGGCAAAAAACGTGAAGTCGCCAGACAGTACCCTGCGCCGGCGGGCGTTGATGGCCTCCGGCGAGGTATCAAGCCCGGTGCTGTGCGCCTGGATATCGGCCCGCAATGCGTGCTTGAGCATTGCCAGCTCTTTGAGAAAGTCACGCCCGCTTAATTGGCTCATATTGCCTCTTGGTGGAAAGGCTCCGGTAAATGCTAAGATCCGTTTGCCACAACATCACTTATCACACCGGAGCCAAAACTATGTCTAAAACGGAACAGAATATTGAAATTGCTCAACTTGCTGTTGAACTGCTTAAAGCTATGCAACATTCTTCGTCTGAGCGACGCTACGAGGGAATATCTGAAGCAACCGATGTTTTATATCCCCCAATAATCGATGTGTTTGATGCCCTTTATAATCGATTAAAAACGCAGTTAACCGAAGACTGACTAATACAATTTGCGGCTCCTCTGGGGCTGCAAATCATCTGCATCACCAGCCACATCCCATCCCCCCGAATGAGTGAATACAGCTCTTCATCGCTCAATTCTGAGCGGATCAAATCGGCAATCTTGCGTGCCAACGCATCGTTTTCCTGCATGTGTTTCACGATATTGCTTTTGTCGTTACCCATGATTGACCTCTCGTTGCGAAGTGTCGGCAGCGCTGGCGATATTCACCTCATCCACCAACTGCGCCAGGCGCGCCCAGGCGGTCTGTCCGTGACTCTGTTCAGCCAATGCAATACGCCCGTCACTCAGCATCACCTTGACCTGGCGATTACTGTCAATGTGCATATCGTCAATTGCGCTGTAGGCAACGTAATGGTCGCTTGCCAAGCGGATCATCCTAGCCATAAATCCTCTCTATCTCTTTGCCGAACCCCTCCAGCAGGTCGCCGAACGGCTGCAACTGCTGGGGGTGATTGTCTTTGATGTACGCGGCCAGCAACTGGATCACTTCCAGCGCGATGGCCAGGCGGGACACTTCCGGCATGGCGCGCTTGCTGCTGGCGACAGCCTTGTTGAACGCATCCGACAGGCTGGCCAGCAGCTTCACGCGGTCTTCCGGCTTAATGTCCACATCGTCATAGGCCAACTTGTCCATGGTGGTTTTAAACTGCACCACCAGGCCGGTGAACATGGCCAGGGTCAACTCTTCCAGGCCGCCGCCGGCAAGCATACGCGCGCCGCGCAGCGTCTCCCAATCGTCGCCGCCGGCTTTGCTGTCGTTCTTCCAGCGTTGCGCCGTCCCGTAAGAGACACCGCACTGCACGGCCGCCACCTCCAGTGAGAGGCCGTCGAATACATAGGCCCGGCGTAACCGGTCGCGCGTCTCTGGCGGGTATGCCATCAGCCAACCCCCAGTTTTGCCTTGATCAACATAATCGTGGTGTACACGAGGCCGCCGCTGACACTGCCGGTGATCGCGCCGGCGATAGCACCCTGGCGGATGGCCGAGGATTTCACGTCATCCAGGCTGCTTTCCATTCGCGCCAGGCGCTGATTGATTTCAGACAGCAACGCCATTTCGGCAGACGTTGCCGGCCCCCGGCGGTAGCGCGATGCGCGTCGGCCCATGATTAGCTCCTTTTATCCGCTTTGCGGTCTAGTTTCTGGTCGATGTGCTCGACGCTGCGTTTTACATCCTTCAACAAGTCCAGTAACTGGTCATTGTTTCGCTGTGCATCGTCCCGGCGCTGGTATTCCGTGCGGATGGCCTGGAGGCCATTCCGCAGGTCTTTCAGCTCGGCAAACAGATGTTTAAAAAGACCACCGAACAGGCCCATTAATAGGCCCATTGCGATGTTAAACGCCATTTCAAGGGTCATTGTTCCCTCCCGGCGTACCATTGATTAAGTTGCTGCAGCTGAGCCTCTAAGGACTGACACCAGGCTCCATAGTCGGCGCTGTGCCGGATGAGACCGCCGGCGGAGAGTCCGCCTGCGCTGCCGGCGGCTTCGGTGGAATGGCCAGTAAGGCCGCCGGCGGTGTTGGGCACGTGTTGACCACAATCGGCATAGCCGAGGGCGGCGTTGTAGAGGCACAGCCCGCGAGGGCCAATGCCGGTAAAGCCCACATCGTTTTTAACCGCATCGTCGATCGCCTTCTTGAGTTTGTCTTTCGTTGCCTGCAGGTGAGATTGGCTCTGCTGCAGCTCGCGTGAAAGTTTGTCGCCGAGCTGCTGCGCCGCCTGCAGCTCGCGCAGCGCTTTAGCCATGGCCAGGGCGTGCTGCTCGGCCTGCTGGCGCAGCGTTTCATTCAGCGCAAACTTATCCGCAGCCAACTGGCCGATGGTGTTGTGGGCTTTCGTCAGGTCGCCCTGCAATTGAGCGCGGCCGGCAGATTGCCCCAGGTAATAGGCACCAACGCCGACGCCGAGCGCCAGCAGATAGGAAAGGAAATGGGTTTGCAGGTGACTAAGCACCAGTCTGAGGGTTAACAGCATCGCCCACCTCCAGCTTGGCTTGGTCTCGCTTGATGGCGGCGAATTTCGACGCCTGAGACTGGAAAACGAACGCGCCCAGGTAGGCGGCCAGGTGCCACTCTTCCAAGTGACCGGTCACCGTAACCCAGACAATCACGAACGACGCCACCAGGAACGCACCCAACACCATGGTGTCCGAGGTGGACAAGCGGCCGGTGGCCGGATTGGTGATGAGTTCGCCCAGGCGGCGCAACAGCGTTCTTATCAGCGCGGACATAAGGCAGCCTCGGCATCTTTCAGACGGGCCAGGCGGTCATCCATCCCCAACATCCCGCTGTTGATCCGGCGCGTCAGCCCCTTGAAATCACCGCTGTCGGCGTAGTTGTTGAGATTGTTCGACCACCAGAAGAACGCGGCAGAACGCGCCGCCGGCAGCGGCTGCAGCAACAAGTCAGGACTGCCGAGCAAATCAAGCCCCAGAGTATTGCCGGCGGCGCGGTAATTGTTCTTGAAGGTGGTTTGAATCAGCCCACGGCCACGATAGCGCCAGCCGTCCCCGGATGACTCCGGGCCATTGCCGCCTCGGTTGGCGTAGGCACGGTTGGCCAGCTTCTCCGGGCGGCGAACGTAGCCGCGTGCAAACTCGATTTCTTCCGGGTCAACCACACCGTCGCCATCGAGATCAAAGCCGGTGCGAAAGATGGTCGCAATACGGCGGGCGTCGGTGTAGTAGAGGCTTTCGGACAGTGCGGTGAAACTGTTGCTCTCATGGCTAACCTGCGCCAGAAACGCCGCCTGGCGTTTGGGGGTGTCGATGCCAAACTCAGCCATCGCTGACGTGATAGGCGCGTGCCAGCGTGACACATTGGCGGGGGTTAACCTGGCTGCACGGCGTAACTGTTCAGGGGTAATCATAAAAAAGCACCATCCGGTGAAAGATGGTGCCAGTATGATTAAAACGGAGTTTTTCAAAGCGGGGACGGTGTTCGTCACCCTTTGATATCAGGCAAATTTACTATAACAGATCTAATTGCTGTGACGATACCTGTCGCTCAGCCAACAGCTTTTGCGCCCACCGGTCAGTCACGCCGTATTTGGGGCAAAGCGTTATGCGCGCAAAGCGGGAGCTTTCACCGGCCGCCACCAGGGCGTTGTGCTCGTCGATGAAACGACGGTTACGCCACTCGCGCAACGCGCTGTCACAGCGCGGAATATACACCGGCTCGCTGCCAAAATGCTTTTCGATGATAGCGGCCGTCTCCTTGCCAAGCAGCTCGACCAGCAGCTCGCCGCGTCGGTTGCCCTTTTTACGCACGGACTTGCCGACCTTGAAGGTGATGCCACCCAGGTGGCTTATCATTTCCTCGGTTTTGGCGTAGCCAATCAGTGAGATCAGCTCAATGACCACCGACGGCAACAGCGCTTCAACCTGGCTTAAATCGGGCTTGATCTCGTTAAATTTCATGATGGCTTACTCCTGTTTTTGCGGCGTTTGGCGTCGATGATCAGCGCCTTCATTACCGCAGACAGCTGCTCGACGGTCAGCCACTCCAGCACATGCTGCTGGTACATGTGCGCCGCCAGCCCCTCGGCGTAGTTCCAGGGGCGCTTGGCCTCGGCCAGCAGCGCCTCAATCTTGGCCAGAATGGCTTCGCGTGAGCGGGCAACCTTCGGCCGGCGTCCGTGACGGGCGGTTTTGCGGGGGAACCCCTGCTGATGCAGGTACTCGCGGACGCGTTGCAGCTCATCCAGCGAGCACTGCCGGCATGAGGTTTTACCGTCGGTGACCCTGGCAATCATCTGGCGATAGGTGTCGTCATCCATCCCGAGGAACGCCTGGCCGGCTTTGATGGCCCCGATGAGGCCTTTCGCATTAGGTGTCATACCAAACTCCCGTACACTTTGGGGCGGTCAACCGTCGCCCACTGGATCTCTTTCTCGTCGTAGACCTGGTAAGAGCCGCTGTCCCACTGCACGCCGTAACGAAATCGCTCATCCGGCATTGGAAACACGTTGAGAACAACGCCCCGGCCTGGCCGGGGTGGCAACTTAACCACGCTGCCCTTGGGGTACTTCATGGAAGGCCTCCAGCGGCTCCAGACGGTAGACGGAAACGCCGCCAATCTTGCCCTCGACCCGCACCACGGTCTTACCGTTCTGCAGGTGCCAGGCCACCGAGCGCGTCACCACTTCTTCGCAGTCAGGCACGCCGACAACGGGGTAGTAGCGAAACCGCGAACCCACTGGAAAACGCCGGTTAAAGTCTTTGGCGCTGGTTTTACGCAGGACATTTTTCATGGTGTTGCATCCCCAAATATCTCTTGCCGGCGTTGCTCAACCCGGATGCGCCACAGCTCATTAAATCGGGCAATGAACAGTTGGCGTGCCTGGCGTGGGTTAAGTGGGTGGATGGCAAACTCATCAGTCGGCGCGATGCCGTCCAAAATCTCCCACTTGTCGCCATCATCAATGCCCAGGTCGCGCCGTTCGGTCGCCAGCATGACCAGATCCGCGTGCTTAACCTCGGGGCTATGCTCCAGCGGCAGCCCAAACAAAGAGCGGATTACGTTATCGACCGATGCCTCAATGTCGCGGTAGTCCGGCAGCAGTTCCTTGAGCGGTGCCGGGATATCCTGGCAGTAGGCTTCTGAGGCATCGTGCAGCAGAGCCTCCAGCGCCAATTCCGGCGGCACCAGGCGACTGACCAGAACGGAATGCTGCGCCACGCTGTAGAAATCATCCAAATGACCGGCAAAGCGGCAGATGTTCGACAGCGCTTGCGCGATGTCGTCGATCTCAATCGCATCCTGGCTGATGGCTTGATAATAAAAATGGTGGCCGCTGTGAGTGCGGATATACGGGTATTTGGCCGACTGCAGCTTGATCTCGACGCAGTTCGTCAGCAGATCGGCATCCAGCATGGCATCGGCCATGTTGTAGGCTGATTTAGCCATATCGGCATAATCGGCCCAGGCTCCGGTATTCAGGCCGCTAATCACCAGCGCCTGCATAGCTGCTCTGGCGAATTGCTGGCGAATGTTCAGGGTTTCATTTTTCATCGGTAGTTCTCCGGATATAGAGTGCATTAACTTCGAGTTCACAATCCCCCCTCATAATGTTTTCTTTTTTCGAAACTCACCCAACTGCGAACTGTTCTGTCATTGAGTTCTAATTTTTCGGCTATCATTTTTGACGTCAGCCCAACGTCAGATAGTTTTCTTGCCAGCTCAACCTCGTCCTTCCCATATCGGCAAAATAAGTGTCGCTCACCGAAAGGACGGCCCGGTTGTATTCCATTGCTGCGCATAGTTGTGCGAATGGTATCTTCCGTTTTCCCCAAAAACTCAGCGATTTCCCTTTGCGACATTACTTGTCTTTTATCCCGCATGAACTTAATTTCCCACTCTTCAAATTTTTTGTGGCATTGATAAAGTTCAACTCCGTACTTAATGGCCTTTCTTCTTAACGTGCTGACGTGGCATTGCAGCAGCGCCGCCAATTTTGGTGCGGGAATTTTGGGTCCAAGCCTGAACAAAAGAGCAACTCGGATTGGATGCCATTGTTTGATTTTTACCTTATACATCATCCATGGATGCGCCTCGCGTTTGTATATATAACGCGTTTGAGGAATGTTCATTGGAACCTCCAGAGTTTTTTATGGCGTTCCACTGCCTGTTTCATCGCGACACGCTCACCATTGGTGTGAACCTTGTTGCCGCGTGGGTCATAGAACTGAAAGCGCGAACGTACAGGCAAACGCGGATATTCGATCACCGTGGCTTTATTGGTCAGGTGATAAATACGCTTGGCACCATCATCCTGATGTTGGCAGCCAGAAACCGACAAAAAGGTTGTTAGTGTCATGCGCCAATCCCTCCCCAATTACGATGAATATTACCGGCAGCTTTAATCGGGTCATTGTTCCACCAAGCACCGGACATGTACTTACGCACTTCCTCTCGCCCGGCCAACACGCTAATTTCAATTCCTGGCCGCACGTTCTTAAAGAAAGCCCGCGCGAAAAGGTATTTATTGGCAATGGCTGATGGCTTTAATGGTTTACGTTTGGGGAATATCATTGGCCATCCCTCACTACGGTAAAACCAGCGGCTTGGATGGCTTCGACGGCCTCATCAGCCTTTATCATCTTGTCGGATAACTTGCCGTCGCTGACAAGATAGACTGTTGGCAACCGCACTGGCACAGCCAGCCTGGCCTCCAATAATTGGGCATAATCGCTGATACCTTTTGCCGTCCAACTGCCATCAATAGCTGCCTGCGGCAACCCTTGAAGCACCAATTCCAACTCGGTAACCCGCGCAGCCAAATTATCCCGCTGCGTTTTTACGGCGAGGTGGTCTTGATATTCCATATATGCGCCGTCGGGTGTTTCACGCATAAACGCCATTTCGTGTGACATATGCATTGAACAATCTGGGGTAAACCGTTTCATTTCGCTTACCCCTTAAAGAGAAAGTAAATGCCAACACTGCCAGAGATAAGCAGAACCCAAAAAACTGCACATCCCCAAAATATGGTCGCCCAGATATCTTTTGCACATGCATTCACGATTGATTTCTTATCCATCATGCAAACCTCATGATTTAGGCGTAAGCGCGCCCCTGCGGGTTTACGCCATAATTAAAGTTGAGTTATTTACGTTTAAATTCAGTCGGTCGGCGTTAGCGATTCAATATTGACGAAATACGGTGCAACATTGATTTCCACAACCGTTGCCGATTTAAGGTCTCGGGCTGCTTCCACAGTCCTGACCACCGGGCCACCGCGTAGCGCCCGGTTAGGCTGATAAATAAACGTGCTGCCTATTTTGTGCTGCTGGTTAAACAACTTTGCTTTGGAACCCATATCACACCGCCGCGATATTAATCGGGATGCTGGTCATCTTGCCGGACTCGTCCTTTTTCAGGAAACGAATATAGGTCTTGCTGACCGCCACCTGCAGAGACTCGGAAATACAATCCATGGCTTTAATCCAGCGTGGATCATCAATCTTGATGCGACGCAGCGATAAGATGCGTCCGGTGTTGAGCTTGCCTTCCTGGTCAACGGCGAACGCATCATTCACGATGGCTTTCAGGTTTTTGTTAGCACCCTCTGACCACTCGCTCAGGCACTCATCGATAATGTCCTTGGCCACCTGCAGCTCCGGCCCGAATGTCAGCGAGTCCTGCACGGCAATGCTGATTTGTTGGCTACCGTCGAACGATGGGAACGTGACGTTGCCTTTCAGGCCACCGCGCTGACGCCCGTATTTCTCCGCCACCAGATCGAGATAGGCATAACAATTGTCAAAGGACTTATTTTTAAAGGCCTTGATGCGCTGGCTCTCTTCCTCAGCCTCTTTGACCTGGGCGCGAACAAAGGCGTCCATTTCGATATCAAAAGGAGATACCTGCTCAATTGGCACCAGGCGGCCTTTGCGGTCTTTCATATAGCCTTCAGGAACGCCGTTATTTTTTGCAATTTCAGTGGTCATATAAATTCTCTCTCTTAACAGTCCAGAATAAAACGCAATTAACACCAGATAATGTGTGCGCCATGCCATATCGTCATTTTGACAGTGCGCTTAATTCCGTTTCGTGTTTCCGTGATTTCCACAGCACCCTTTACCCAATCTTGCAGTGGTGCTTCAACTTCAATAACCGGGCGGCGAAAATTAACATGGCACTCAACAACCTTTAACCCTACACGCGCCAGATAATTCAACTTCGACATAACCTTCTTATCGCTCACAGATAAATTACCCATCATCACATCCTCTTTAACTGACCTTTACCACGTAAAAGCCGCGCTAAACCGTAGGCTTTTTTAAACGAGGCTTTGCTGTTGAAATCGAGAATAATCATCTCCCTGGAGAAAGCATCCACATCCCAGACGATGCATTTCCCTTGGTGCTCCCATGAATACACATCAAAAATCAGACAACCCGGCTTGGTGCTAATGATATGTTGGGTGATTACGCCACGCCCCGGCCCTTGCTCCTGTATGCGTCTCAGAGCCTGAATTTCAGCATTAAGAGTCATATCCAGCCCCTAATTTCAGCTAATCAACATACCGGCGACTTTATTAACCATTGCCTCATCAATCGGCGTGGCGTTGATTTCGCTGGCGCGGATGGTGCCACGTGCCAATTTAAACAACCGGCGCGCGTTACCTTTTGATGCCTTGTAAAAGGCGGAAAAAACACTTTCGCTGCCAGCTTCCTCGACCATATTGGTGAGGATCTGCTGCAGGTCTGCCTGGGGCAGTTTCTCCTGCAGGTCGAGTGCAAAGCCGACGCGACTGTAAAGCTGCGCATACTCGCCGCGCTTACCTTTCAGGTTGATGATCAAACGCGGCATACCCGCCAGAACAACGCCAACGCCCGCCTTGTCGTGGATACGCCGTATCACTTCCAGCGCGCGATAGGGCAGGTTCTCGGCTTCATCAATCAGTACGGCCCGGCCAGTGCCGCGCAGCGCGGTAATGCAGCTCTCGCTCAACTCATGGATGGTGCCACGCTTACCAAGGCCCAGGCTCTCGCACAGTTCCTGCAGAAGCACCAGCGCGGTATAACCGGGGTCGGCCTCAATCAGGATGGCATCGCGATAGCGGCGTGCGTACTCTTTCAGCATCATGGTCTTGCCAAGGCCGGCGGCACCGAAGATCACGTTGATATCGTTTTCCAGGTGCGCCATACGAATGACCTCAAGGCCGCTCTTGGCGGTGACTGTCGGAACGAAATCAATATTCAGGTGGTGCAGCCGGTCTTTATCCGACTCGCGCTGAATAAAGCCGGACAGCTCGGATTCCAGGGTTTTAATATCACCGCTGTATTTTCCGCTCAGGAAAGTGCTGATCGCCGCCGGGCTGCGGCCAATGGCGCGCGCCACGTGGGATTGCGTGTATCCCTTGCGGGTCATCAGTTCGTCAAGTTGTACACTGATATTTGACATTATATTCTCCAATTACCGGGAGTTGACTTTCTTAAAATATTCTTCGCGTTCGGTTTCCAGCAGGAATAAAGGCTCTTTATCTTGCGGCTCCGGCTCGATTAACAGCCCGCCGAAATTAGGACGTTCGCCTTCAATAACCAGACTGTTTTCCTCTTTGGCCACCGCGATTTTTTCCTCAGCACGTTTGATGATGCCTTTGGTACGTTGATTCTGGCTGTGGTCTTTCGCCGAAATGGCAAACGGCGCTTTCTTGTTGCCGTCCCATACCGCATCACAAATAAAGGTTCCGTCCAGACTGCGAATAATCACCGTCTGCGGGTCGTGAATGTCGTAGCTGACGATCACTTCCTCGCCATGGTGGTTCAGCAACCCCATGGAGAAATACAGGTTGCCGAATATCTGCACCTCGCAACGACTGACCGTGCGCTTTTGCTGTGGCCGGAACATATCGCGCAGCTCGACCGCCGACGGATAGGCGATCACGGTTTCTTCCACTTCCAGCAGGTGACGACGGTAGGCCGCCGGGGTGTAGTGCTTGCCGTCCGGTGCCTTCGGCAGACTGCTGTGATGATGTCGGGTGTTGTACCAGTTGACCTCTTCCTCGATCACGTCCAGCAGTTGCTGCCAGGTCGGTATCATTCGCAACGCGGCCGCTTGCTTGTTGGTCAACTCGCGCCCCTGGCGAACGGCGTTAATAGCAGATTGCGCGATGCGTTTTCTTACCCTGACGGTCTCCTTATCCGCATCCTTACCGTGATAAGAATCAAAGGATTGCGCTGCGTATTTTGGGATACCCTTGTTGGGACGTTCGATAATACCGCGCCCTTGCGGGTTGCCGGGGATACCGGTACGGTGTTCAACGCCGCCATCTTCGATGCCCAACCGCGCCAGAATCCCCGTTACATCGGCATCCAGCGTTTTGCCGGTCTGGCCAGGGCCGTTATCCGAGTAGTAAATCCCGAACAGACCGTGCTGCTGCACACCGTGGCGAATGGCATCGGCAACAGCGATCACGTTCTCCGAAAGCGCCAGGCTCCAACCAACAATAAAGCGCGTCCGGGCATCAATAACCATGGTGATCTCTGGACTGAACGGCCGACCATGGACAGGGTGCTGCACGTCCAGCTTCATGTTGTGACCATCACCCACCCAGACCCCGTTAACCGGCACCTGCTCCCAATCACGGCGAATGAACGGATTGAGCGAACGCCAGGCAGAACCGGTGACGCGGTATTTTTGCGAGACCACAACCGGCAGTTTTTTCATGGCGCGGCGCACGGCATCCATTGACGGCATGGCTTCCAGTACATCCTCCTGATCGGCGAACTCTTGCGCCCACCATTTCTCGAAGCGGCGGTAAGCCTCGGAAATATTGAACCCGCGCGGGTCGCGGTAGATAGCCAGGAAGTCGGGCAACCAGCCGATAGTTTCCGGTTGCTTGACCTGGATCTTACCGGGTGCCAGCGTAGCCAGCCGCTCGCTGGCGTTGTCCGCCGCCATGTAGTCCGACAGCCACTGGTGTAAGCTGCTTTTGCCGACGCCACGGCGGGTCGACCCCTTACGAGCATTGGCCTTATCGGCAGCCTTCTGGAGGGTTGGCGGCAACGAGCTGGCCTGCGACTCCTTCGCGACCAATTCGACCGCCCCTTTGCGGGACATGCCACCATCCATAAGTCGCATCACCTCGACAACCAGCACCATGCGCGCGTCGGCAATCTCTTTCTGCCCGGTGGTGAGCGCGTTGGTCTTGCGCTCCAGCAGGGCAGGACATTTGCGCATCACTTCCAGCTCGCCGCGTGGTTTTATACCGATTTTAGCTTTGACCTCTCCAACCTCTACAGAGTGAGACGGAGCCTGATGTAGCAAGTCTGCATAGTACTTTTTGAGGATTTGTTCGCGTATATTGGCAGGGAGGGATTCCAAGGCATATTCAACCCCTCCGCCAGACGCTGCACGAGGCCGGAAAACCCAACATTCCTTCTTTGCTCTCAGGGACACGCCTTGAGGTGTTGTTGGGAGCATGTTTATTTTCATTGATGCAATTTGTTTGGCGCTGAAATAGATATTCGTGGAACTCATTTTATCACTCCCAGTCAGTTACCCTTTTAGCTAAGAATCCAGGAGCGAACTTCTTTAGCCTCCTTTGGTGATAACGCTCGGGCCAGATAATTTCCGGGGAAAGGCCTAGAGCATCCGCAATAATTTTTTCACCTTTGGGCCATGGACGATCCAGTGCGCTCTTCAATACAGTGCCGCTTTTGTACCCATGACTGAAAGCCAGTTGGCGGACAGACCAGCCACATTTGTGGAGAGCCGCAATGATATCCGCGCGATGCCAGTCTTTAGCTGTGGTATTCTTAGAAATTCCGTTGTCACTCAT